TGATTTTCCATAAGGAATATAATTAGAATCTGATAATAATCTGAAATGGGCTATTTGAAAATTTTGTAATTCTTGGTTAGATGCATTTTGCGGCATATTTCTTGGATCAGTTGCGTCTAGAACAAATTTAACTTCATAAGGATTTTCAGGATCAAAATCCTCTATACGTGATACATCATATGAAGATAGTGGTGAAACATTTATTATTCCATATTTTTCTTTGACATCTAAATTTAAAAAGAAATCTCCATACTTACACATATTTCTAATCCACGACCATAAATTAAATTCAATATTTAACACATCATAAAATAAATTAGTTAATATTTGTTTTATATTATCGTTATCTGTATGTATAGCTAAAACTTCACCATATTCAGATTTCATTGTTGATTCATCAGCGTAAACATCAAGAGCAGATGCTATAATTGAATCTGCGTCCATTGTTTCATAATCTTTAAACAACCCAAGTCTGGTGGCTTTCGCCATATCAGCATCACCATATCCACCATAGGTGTTAGCCCCATGTAATCGTGTATACCTATCAACTAACGAATGTTTAGCTATATGTTGTGAATTAGTAGTATCAACTACTTTTAATTTACGACCACCTATATTTCGAACTACCACGTTCGATGAAAATAGTCTTTTTAATCTTCCAAATAATGTTGTATCTGCCATTATATCCTCTACTTAATTAACCAGGTTAAATCTTCTTTTTTGTCACCTACATCCCATTCCCAACTATCATTCTTATTATTTGGGGTGTAGATAGCTTGTGAATTTATTCCACTAATTGTTTTTTTAGCTAATTCTATACCTTCCGCTCTTAATCTTAATGCGGTTTCTCGAATCCATAAAGCTGTACCAAAAGAAATAACAAGGTCATCATTATATCCTGTTAACGCTTCAGCTCTCTGTCCGTTATATATAAATACAAACAACTCATCAATTAAACGAGTAGAATATACTTTTACTAGCTTTTCTCTAAAAAATTCTTCTAATTTTGATACCACAAGAGGTCTTGTTTTCGCTGACATTGTAAATCCTGGTATCATTTTCTTTTCATCTCTATAAATCTTGTTACTAACTTGTTTAAGAGTATCAACATACAATAAATCCTTTGACATATAGAATAAATTATCATAATCCCTATCTATTGCTTGTTGTATAGTAGCCCAACCAATATTATTATTCTCAATTACAAGTAATGCATTATTATATTCAGTAGCGACATTAACTAAAAGATTACCATAATCTCTTGTAGACATTCTACCTTTATATTCTGCTACTTGTTTACAATCATCTATATCTAATACATGAAATGCTGAATAATCAGTTGAATCTCCACGTGCTACGTCCGCTACTAATACATAATCTCTTGTATAATTTGGTTGTTCCCATATCCAAAGATTACTATCTATTCCTCTCTTTTCCATTGGTTCAATACACATAGTTTGTTTATATTCTTCTAATATACGACCATCTACTACAGATTGTCCTGAAGTAATAAAATCACAATCACATTCTTGAGCTGCTCCAGATGGACCTAATAATTTATCCTGAGACTTTCTCCATTCTTTATTTCTATCTGGATGTACTGTCCAATGTAACTTTATCGTGTTCCAACTATTCAATCCATCTTCTGCATCAGTCCAAGTTCTATGAAACCAATTACCAACACCATTTGGTGTAGAAAGTGCAATACATCGTCCACCTAACGCCAATGTTTGAGATGCAGCTGTCCAAATTGTATCAATCTTATTAATAAAAGCTGCCTCATCAAGTATCAACAATGACAATGCCTCTGAACGACCAGCTTCGTCTGAACTTGCTACTGCTTTTATCTGAGAACCATTCTTATATCTTAACGATAACTTATTATCCTCAATACAAGTCTGTTTCAACCAAGTAGGTAAATTAGCATGCATCACACGAACCTTTGTTACCAAGTTTTTTGCTACCTCTTGTTTAGTAGCGATTACCAAGATATTTTTATCTTGATAAAAGGTCATAAACCATAATGCATAACCTGCTGTCAATGTACTAATACCTAGCTGTCGAGCTTTCAATATTACATTATAATCATTTTCTACAAATTGTTGTACAGTCTTTTCTTGAAAATCGAAAAGGTCAAATAACATCTTGCCTTTTTGTGGATGTTGTATATAACAATACTTTCTCATAAAATATACTGGATCTTGAGCACATTTCATGAACTCGGTACGAATTGCTTGTTTTAATTCTTTTTTATTATCTGACATTACAGTATTGAGGTTATTTGATTAATGACAGATGTGATAGCATAGGATAATACTGCCCCATATCCAAAATATAACCATTTATTTTCATACCAACTTGGTTTTACTAATTTCGCTTTTTTTGTTAATAACTTAGTTTCTTCTTCTAAAATTTTTATTTTATTGTCTTGTTCAGAAATTGTTACACTATCCTGTGCAATATTTTCCTTATAAGTAAGTATCAACTCATTTTGTAGAATTACAATTTTATTTAAGGAATCAGATTTAATCTCTAATTCTTGTATATTAATTGCTATATTCTTTGCTTCTTCTTCACTTAGTGTTACTTGACTGAGTAATGTTGATACAAAAAAGACTAATACTAACCATCTCATTATTTCTTAGCGAACTTTCTTAAAAAATCTTCTGCATCTTTAGAGTTAGCAATCTTTTTTCGTTTAGAACTTGTCTTTTTAACTTCATTAATTTCTTCCTCTATTGATTTAGCTTTTTTCTTAATAGCTGTTGCTTCCTTTTTGGATTTAGCTATCTTTTTAGTAACAACTTTTTTCTTCTTAGCGGTTGTTTTTAACTTTTTATCAATTGCTTTTACTTTACGTTTTTTAGCAGAACTCGCTTTACCACTTAAACCCAAGATACCTAATATCATACCTATGAGTTTTACCAAACCTTTCATACTTACACCGCCTTTTTAATTTTAGCAATATATCGAGTAACTTCACCCTTATCTAATCCGAGAGCGTCAATTATACGAGCTAATGCCGCTATTTGTCTCCTACGATTTAACTTAGCGTCTTTTATCGCCCCTACCGCTCTATCCAAAAAACGTTCTATATTAGCTGGTAATTTAGTGTCCAATTTTTCTATATCACTTTTTTCAGCTTCTTTCATTGAAACTATTTCTTGACGAATTAAGTCTTTAAGTTCCTCTAAATGCATTATAATTCTCCAAATTATTGTAATTTTATATAAATATCAATTAAATAGATTCTTCCAGTTTTTGTAAATGTTCTTCCGCTTCTTTAACTAGATTAGCCATTGCTTCCGTATCTCCCTTCCACTTTTCACTATCTACTGAATACCCATCTGGTCTAACTTGTTCAAAAAATTCTACATAATCTTTAGAATTTTTCCATTCCTCTATTGATTGTTTTAAATCTTTTATATAAGCTAACTTATTCTGTCTAACAGTTTCTTTCACATGCTCTTGTTGTTTACCAGCGATAGCTATTTTATTATCTTCTTCTACCTTACAATCTAAACATTTATTAAATTTACGATAATACTCACTATCAATTCGTTTCTTCATTATTCTATCACATTCTGGACAGAACCAAGGTGTTCGAGCTTCTTTTAAAACTTCAGATATTTCATTCTGTTGTTCTCGCTCTTCCCTTTCCTTTTCTTTAATCTTCTCAGAAAACTCCTTATCTACACCACCTACGAAAATCTTCTTTTCAGGGGTTTCTCCCCTCAAAATTGATTTAAGAGCTTTATTTTGTCTTTCCGTTTCTCTACTATAACCCATTTTTTCTCCTAACCAAATTTCAAACTACCAATTATTTGATTAATTGGTGCAAATGCTCCTGTAAATTTATAAATATTTCCTTTATACTTAAACACTATTCCTTCACTTGGAACAACTGCGTCTAATCCACCAATTTCTTTTAGTTTTTCTATTTGTATTTTTAAATTCTTTAATTTATCTATATTACGTTTACTCTGTAATTCTTTCATTGACTTAATAACATCTTTTCTAATCTTCGAAACAGTTTTATCAGGTGATACTGCTAAGAATCCACTAATGTTTTTCAATATCTCTGAACCGACCTCAAAAAATAAAACTTCAAAAGGTTTAATATTTTCCTTTGATATTTTTGTATGATTTTCTTTATCTGTAGATAATACCCAATCTAACCATTTAGGATCAGATTTAAAATCTTTTTTCATTTGAGATATCTTATATGTCTTATCAAAAAACGCCCATCTATTTACTAAACCTACTAAATGATTATTTTTTAAATTAAAATCAAATTGTTTAGACGCATTAAAAATATATTCTTCCCAATACGCTCTATGATACTCTCCTAAAGTATCTGTACTTCGTAACGCATACTGTTTTTGTAATGTATTTAACTTCTTTAAATACTTAGCTTTCTTTTTACTAAAGTCTTGAGATTTTGGAACTGTTAAAAAATTAGGTTTACCAATTTTAAACATCTTCTGTATATGATTGTTTGTTTGTTTAATCATTCCTGCCAACATACGAGCTGAATCTCTTGGTTGTCCAATTGGTCTACCACTTTTATTATACTCTACTGTACCATGAAACACTATTTCAGATATATCATAATCAATAATATTAGCAGTTTGTGGAAAAATAATCTCTAAATTCATCCATTTACTACCATTACCAAATATCTTTTCTTTTTGAGGATCTGTTAATCTACCTATCGCCTTTTCTAAATCCGTCATAGCTCCAATGAATGCCTTTGCTATATTCCCTCTACCAGAAAAAATACTCTTAACTCCTTTTATCGTAGGAGCAGCTTTACCGTGATTTTTCAAATGACCTTTATTACGAGCCGCTCTTAATTCTCCATCTACCCAACTTACCATTAAGTTTTGTCCATCAAGTTTCTCTGTAACATTATCTTCTCTATCTAACTTTCCACCTAACCCATCTATAATTATGTTTCTCAAATCCCCAAACGTTAAATTATTATCATCAAACGGATGTGCCATATGTCCATAAGCTCCACCTTCTACTAATAACTCAATTTCTTTTTCTAAATTAAGAACTTCCTTTACATTTTTACGAGATTTTTTATGTGGTATAACTATTGTTTGTTTAACTCCCTTTTTTCTCATATCCAACTTAGCATCAATTGCAGTAAGTGAATCACCTTGTTTATCTTCCTTTGATGTAAGTGCTAAATTTTTCTTTCTATCTGTATTTTGATTCTTCCCATCTACTCCAAAACCTACTGGTACTTCCACATCAACTCCTGTAGTCTCTTTACCATCTTTAGTAAATCCTAACCAATCTAAAACTTCAAATCCTAATCCATCTATCACATATGAAATATGATTCTTATATGCTTTAATTGGATCCTTTTCTCCAAATCTTTCACCATACGCTCCTGTACCTCTTTTTCCATAAGCAACAGCTGGTACGGTATCAGTCTTTGATGTGTAATCAAATCCTGGGTCAATAGCTTTATCTCCTATCATATAACTTACTACTTCCCATCCCATATCACTATAAAGTTCATCAACCCACTTATTAACTATAACTTTATAATCACCAAAACTATTATAAAAAGTTGGAGGTCCATCATCAATACCAAATGCTGTAGTGGTAGATGCTTCGTTTAAAAGATTTGGAATAGTGTCAGGGTTATTAATTAAAAAATCATCTATTGATTCAAATAACTTTTTAAACTTATTAGTCATCATATTATAAACACCTTGATCAAAGTAACCAAAGAATTTTTTAAATCTCCGTTTTCTATCATCTTCGTATTCTGGTGACCCAAGTAATTGTCTCATAGAAGTTCCACTAACTTCCATACCTGCGGCCTTCATTGCAACGTGTGGTGCTGTGAGAATATATCCACGTTCTTTAAATCCCACCATACTATCCTTATTCTTTTTATAATCATCAAAGTATGCACCAGATTTTAATCTACCAGCATCTTTTTTTCCAACAACATAAATTACTGCAGTTGTATCTTTATCATATCCCGTTAATGCGTCCTTTACACCATATAAATTTTTCTCTTGACTAATCTCACTTTTTGGAATACCCATTTTTACCATATGTCTAACTTTTTCTTTAAAGTTCATTGGGTGTCTTGGTAAGGATTTAAGATTAGATGTAACTATATAAACATCATCAACTTGTGTCTTTAACCAATCATAAGTTTTTTTATGATGAGGACCGAATGGTTGAAATCTACCTGGATATATACCAACAACTTTTTTGATTGTGGGTGATTTTTTTTGAAGAGCTTTACTTACCTTACGACCAGCCCCTTTTGGAAAAATTTCACTAACTTTTTCATAACCACTCATTCTATCAGTTTTATTTTTCTTTACTTTTTTAGAATCTGGTGAACCATTAATAATACCACCACCAGCATCTAATCCAATAGACTCGTTTTTCTTTAATATCTGTTGTTTCCTAATCCAATTTTTAGCAATTTGACTTTTAATTGGTTTATTCATAAATACATTAATATATTTTCTTGTTAAACTACCAAATTTTTTCTCAATTTGTTTATCATTTAATGTTTCATTATTTTTAATTTCAATAAAATTGTTTTTAAATAATGATTTAAATGCTCCACGATTTTTCTGAACATCTTGCCATGATTTCTTTAACAAATTTGGTGGTAAAATTCTATCTCGTTCTTGATTTCTTTTTTGTGCCACCTCTAATGAAGTATCAACAAAAATCATATAAGTATCATAACCAAGTTTTTCTAATTCTACTTTATCACTTTTAACATTTTTCCACTTATGACCTGTACCATCAATAATCATTCCAAGTCTACCTTTTTTATATAATTTCTTTCGTTGTTTAGTTAGACTTTTCGAAAAATCTCGTAAACCACTATAATCTTTATCTGTAGGGTCTGTAAGTTGTTTGAATAAATCATCAGGCATTTTATCTAAGTCTGTACCGAATCCGTATTTTTTTAACAAATGTTTTAACTCTTTATCCGAGTTAACCATTTTCATACCACTCATACTAATATTCACACTATCGGGCATACCAAATAGTTGTCTACTAACAAATGTCTTACCACTTCCTGGACCACCTGCTAAGAATACTGCTTTAAAGATACCTTTATCCTCAACACCTTCTTTTAATTGTTCTGATTTATTATTGAAATCAAGATTGGAATCTTTTGTCATTCTAAATTTTAAGGCTGGTCTACCATTGATTAGTAAATCACCTTTTTCATTCCAGTCTATTTTTTTAACTACAACCTTTTTATTTTTAAACTTACCCATCTTAACAGTATCACCAACATTAATAGGTAAATTTACATCCTCATTTAAATCTTCAATAAAGGGTTTAGTTAACCATTCTGTTAATTTGTTCATTATTTAAGACCAAATGCTGCACGTTTCTTTAATGACTTTAATCGTTTCCGTAATATCATACCCATTTTACCACGCCTCTTTATAGCGGCCTTTTTCATAGCTTTTTTCTTTTTGATTTTCTCTTTGGCAGATTTTTGAACGCATTTGTTTAATGGTTTAACAAACTTTTTATTTTTAGGACAAATAACTTTCTTAAAAATCTTCTTACCTCTAATAACTCGTTTAAATTTAAGTTCTGATAAAAAAGCTTCCATCATAGTACTAAACTGTTTTGTATCAGCGATATCTTCCAAAGTTATATCTTCAAAAAATCCATTTTCATATGCTTCTTGAATAACTTCTTCTAATTCATTATAGGTTAACGTATTATTAAAAGCTTCTGGTGATTCTTTTATTGCTTGCTTTAATTCTTTTACACTTATTTTCATAATCGTGGTGTTCCTACTGCTTTCCATAATTTTAAAATTAGATTAATGAGTTGTTTTACATTCATCTTATTCATTTTTTCTTTACTTGAATCGTTTACCTTATCCCATACTTGTGCCATCATACCTGCTGTCGTAGCATCTATGAGAGTTCCACCAATTTTTGTATGTTGTTTGTTTTTTACAACATCAAGAACTTTTTTAATATTACCTTGTGGTTGTATCTCTTCACTTACAGAACAACAAGTTTTTTCTTCTTTACAATTATCACAACAATCTTTAGATTCTTTAATAGTATTTTTATTTGATTTTAAATACCTCGCTGCTAAATATTTTTCTCTACTATATTTAGCTTCTGACCATTTTTTCTGTAAACTTTGTGGTAATTCTTCTTCTTTTAATTTATTATTAATAAATGAAGTAACTCTACGAGCATCTACAGGACTTATCCTCTTATATCTAAATTCTTCGAGTGTTTTCATCCACTTCTTTACTTCTTTTACAGTAATCCTTTTACTAACACTTTCATTTATGGATTCATCTACTGGCATTTTTATGATTTGGTTCATA